ATCCACGTTGCCAGTTTCTTGCGCTTTGGCAAGCGCGGCCTCTGCTTCAACTATCGTTTGCGTTAGTCGCTCAAGCTCGTTCCGCACCACAGAAGACTGGCCGCCGATTGCCTCCGCAAGGACTTCAATGGCCGCCCCAATCGCTGAAGAAGCTTCAATCGCTGTCTTCGTTGCCTCAATGGCGACTTCGTTTGTAGCAGAACGAAAAATGTCCTTCTCGAGCTGCGCTCGCTGCTCCTCAAGCCTCGCTAGCTCTTGGCGGCGTGCGGAGTTCGCACCGTCGAAGAAACCGACAATGCCGGTCGTGATCGACGAAGCAATCTCGGATTGCGCTTCGTCGATGATCCTGCCCGCCTCGGCAGCCTGCGACCGTGCATCGCCTGCGCCTCTGACGCGGCCGAGGCCAGTTGCCAAGAACTCCTGGCGGCGACGCTCTGCCGCCGCCAAGCCTTGCTGCCTCTGTTGCTCTGCCGACTCGCCTGATGTCGGGCCGACCCCAGCCGCCCTCCTGGCGCGATCCTCAATCGCGGCGGCCTCTGCCCGGAAAACGCTGTCAGCAACGCCTTGGACGGCTTGCTCTGCCGTTATCGCTGGCCGATTAAACGCGGCATTTGCCGCCTCTCGCTCCCTGTCCCTGGACGCCTGGATTTCTCTCTGGAGGCGCACCCGCTCCCCCACTTCGTCAGCCGCCTCAAGCTCCCGCTGTCGAGCCGCCTGAATGCCCCGCTCTCGCTGAACGGCGGGGTCAAGCCCGGCGACCCGCTCGCGGAGTTGCTCGTCTTGGTCGCGTCGCAGGCTTTCGACTGTTCTCTCTCGCTCACGCCTCTGTCTCGTGCTATCCGAGAAGCCAGCCGCCTCGATTGATTCGCCTACAGACCTGTACGCCTCTGCGAGTGACTCAACGAGGGACTTCTGGCGAGCTAGCGAGTCGTTTAAGGACTTAACGCGATCCTCAGTGTCAGTGCCGGCGTTTTGCCACTTAATTAGCGCAACGATCAGTTGCGAGGCAATCGAGACGGAGATGCCGGCGATTAGCCCAGCGGTGCCGCCAACGATGAAACCGAGTTGCGAGATGTTGTTGCCCGCGGCGCGAATTCGCTGGTCTAACCCTCCCGTTACGCTAAAGAAATCATCGATTGCAAAGGCGGCCTGTTGAATCGCCAGGCTCGCGTTGCCGAATGACCCGCGAGAAACGTCGCCGACTTGCTTTAGCTGCCCGGCAAGTTTTCCGGGCGCGACTTTTAGCTGGGCGGCGGCAAGCCTCACAACTTCGTCGCGAGCGTCGGCTATTGCCTTCTGCCCCTGCCTGGTGCTGATTGTGCCGTCCTTGAAGGCGCGGTTTACAACCTGGCGATATTGCTCCATCGCTGCGACGAGGGGGCCGCGGGTTTCGGCGCTCACGCCGGCTATGCGGTCCTGAAGGAAATCAAACTCGCCCGCGATCCCCCGCAACTGCCGCTCGTCGATGCCGAGGTTCAGCCCCGCCTCCCCGGCGCCGCCAAAGCCGCCGAGAATCCTTTGCGACAGGGCATCCCTGGCTTGTTGAATTGTTCTCGCCGCTTGCTTGGCCTTGTCGGCCTGAACGTCGGCGTCGGAGAGTATCGTCAGCCCCCCCGACGCCCCCCTCGCCCCTGCGGCCCGAAGCTGATTGAGCTTCGCAATGATCTGGTCAAGGTTGTCTGCGCCGTTTCTGGCCGCCGTGAACAACTCGAGCAGTTCGTCAAGGATTGGCTTGAACGCGGTTCGGCCGGCTGGCGACTTCTGGACGACTTCAAGAAGCCTTCGGAAATCCTGCTCCAGCGAATCAACGGTCGGGCGGGCGTTGCCGAGGGCGGCCTGAATGGCCGTAGCCAGCGACGTGAGCTTCGCAGCGGCTTCGCGAGCCGCCTCGCCCGACTGCCGCACCCGTTCAGCCTGGGCGGCGGCTGCGGCCGACGAGGTGGAGAGCCTGCCCTCCAGAATGTCTAGCACGGCGTTCAGTTGAGCGACGCCTGTTCCAGCCGTAGCCACCTCGTCGGCCACCCTGGCGGCAATGCCGGCCAGCCCCCCGACTGCGGCCCTCGCCGACTGCGGCAGAGCCTTGAAGACGGCGTCAAGCCGCTGCGCCCTCTCGACCGCGGCGTCGGCTTCGCTGCCGGCCTGCCGGCCGAACAGGCCGAGGCCGCGGGTCTGCTCTGGTTGCTGACGCAGCACAAAACCGCGGCCGGGGTCCGGTGGAGGAGCGGCTGAAAGCCTGTTGAGTTCCTCAACCGCCCGCCGCTGCTGCACCAAGAGGTCTTGATACTCCCCCTGCGCTCGCTCGAGTTGCGACGTATCGACCTGGGGGGCGAGGCGAATGCCGCTGATTCGAGAGGCGGCCTGGGCGACGAGATCGTCGAATCGCGCCACCTCGCGAACGGCGTCGCCGAGGGCGCCGCCCACCCTGGACGCCACGCCCGGCGCAGCGGCGCCGCGGCGAGCGTCGGCGCTTCTCTGTAGAGCCTCGAACAACTGCGGGTCATCAAACTGAAGCTCTCTCCCGCGCGGCGCGCTGCCGATGATTTGCTCGGCCTGTCTGAACCGCTCGAACGCCGCAGCCGCGCGGTCGATGGCCTGCTCAGCCACGCGGTAGCTTGACGCCGTGACGCCGCCGGTCGTGCCGATCTCGTCGTTGACTCGCGTTGCGGCGTCTTGCGCCCGCAGGAGGGCTGGCAGAAGGCCAGCGGCCACGTCGGCCGACAACCCCTGGAAGGCTCGGCTTGCCGCAGCGAGGGGCTTGTTGATCTGCTCGGCGATGCTGACGGCCTGCTGAAACCGCCGAACCTGCGCATCGTCGATGATGTTTAGCGAGCCACGGCCGGCTTCCAAAGCCCGCTGGATTCGCTGGAGGGGCGTGAAGATGCCCTCGAAGCTCCTCCGAGCGCTGCTGGCGGCTCCCGCAATCTGCGACTGAACGCTGTTGGCAAACCGATTAACGTCCCGCGTGCCGCCTTGCAGCTTCCGCGACAAGTCGGCGGTGCTGGCCGTGACCAGTGCCGAGATTTTGCCGATGTAGCCGTTCGCCATCCTTGGCACCTACTGTTGCAGTTTCGCCAACTCGGCCCACATTTGATCCACCGACTGGTTCGGCTTCACCGTCGCCGGAATGAACACCGACTCCTCCGGTATGTCATTCCGCTTGTAGTTCCCGCTGGCAGCCATCACGATCCGGCAGAGCCTCGCGGTCTGCTGCCACGGGTCAGGCAGCGGCCACCGCTGATCGAACGCATACCACTCACTCAACTCTTCACTGTCTGTGCTCGCCAGCAACTGGCGAACCGTCATCCCGAGGGCCAGGGCTAGGCGGAAGTAGAACCGCCGCTCTGGCCGTCGGGCGAACCTTCCCCCAGGCTTTCGACGGCCTCGTTGGTGAAGGCATTGTGCTTCCAGGCCGACTCGAAGAGCCGGTTGATCACCACGCTCGACTTCTTGCCGAGTTCGGCCACGTCGCCGTCCTCGAAGAGCCGATGCCCCTTGTCGTCGCAGAGGGTCAAGACGAGGAACCGGCACCGGAATGCCTTCATCTTGTTCTCGGCGTAGGCGTCCTCGAACGCATCCCGCTCGGTTCCGGAGAGCGTCTTGACGAACACGTCACCACCCCACTCAGGGACCGGTACGGGGTCAGAGAGTTTCGTGTCCTTCGCCGCCAGAATCGCCGTCTTCGACAGGGCCATCCGTTGCTCCTTTAGGGGCTGTCATCAATCACAAAGTTCAATGAACCGCGGACTAGATCGCCCACGGAAATCTCGCTGGTGGCCGACTGCAATACGGCCTTCTTGCTCACCGACACGTTCGGGTGCGAGATGACCAACTGCCCCGACAGGCCGCTGATCGCCAGCGGCGCGAGCGTGCCGGCCAGGCGGATGTAGTCCACCCGCACCGTAGCCGGCGAAGTCACGTCCCCAGTGGCGACCATGCGTCGCGTCTTGATGGGGTCGTTGATCTTCGTCATATCGACGACCTCGGCCTCCGGCTCCTCCACTGAGATGGAGGTGTAGTGAGCCGAGAAGCCGGGGAATGTGAAAGTCATCCCCTGCGACGAGATCGCCATCTATGCCTCCAGATGAGGCGTCAGGCGAGCCGGAACGTCGCCGAGCCTCGGACGAAGTCGCCCACGCTGCCGCCGAGCGAGGCGTTCGAGCAGGTCGCGTTGCCGCTGAACGAGAACGGACCGCTGATCGCCAGGGCACCGGACGTGCCGGCCACGAGGATCGTGGCAGAGATGTAGTCGATCTGCACCTCGCGGTCGGTGGCGAACCCGCCGACGAACAGCCGGCGAGCATTCGGGGCCACGCCGAGGTGGGTCGCGTCGAGGAGGTCTTGCGTGTCATTGACCTGAACGCTCGTGACGGTGACGGTCGAACCGCCGAACGTGAACGTGAGTCCCTGTGCCGACGTTGCCATCTGGTTGCGCCTCCTTGCGCCGTTGTCTGGACGAGTCGGCTATGCGGCCGACTCAGTCCACCTGATCTGATACAGTTGCCGGGTTTCGTAGGCCGGCGGCAGTTGTGCTCCAACCGCCGCCGGGTCGAGGTAGTCGTCCGTTTCGGACACCAGCCTCATATCGTGTATTGTACAACCCGCCAGCGTCCCGATGTAACCATTGAGGGACAGCCGAATCTGGTCGGCAAGGCTGCGGGCGTCGTCGTGGTACATCGCCCAGGCGGCGATCTGGAGGTTGACCTCGGGCATCAGGATCGGCCCGCCCAGCGAGTGCTGCCGGCTGATGTTCGCCCGCCGGTAGACGATGAAGGGGAAGTCGGCCCCTTTGGGGACGGCCACGGGGTAAATCTGAAACCCGACCAGCCGGGCCACGCCGGGCGACGAGGCCAGCCGGTGATAGACGGCGTTTTCGGGGGTGATGAGCATCAGGCGGCCCTGATCTTGTTGATTTCGTTGCGGATCGCGTCGGTCAGGATGCCCATCGCATCGCTCCTTGACGCCAGGATGGCCCGCTCCATCGCGTTCGACGGCGGCATGGCGCCGTAGGTTTCGTTGGGGCCGATGGCGAACGGGCCGAAGTCGTGTGGGTAGCCGCTGCCCTGGCGGGCCTTGCGGGTCGGCTCGTTCTTGCTGCCCATGATGAAGTAGACGCCACGGCCCATCCGCTCGAACTGCTCGTTATCGAACCACTTCTTGCTCTTGTCGCTGATGCGAGTGAAGCGACCGTTGATCTTCTGGTGGACGTTCAGGTAGGTGCGGCGGCCCTGCGTGCTGGGCCGGCGGGTGCCGGTGCCGAACTCGTAGAGCCACGCATGATTGCCCGCCCCCTTGACCTCAACGTCCCATTCCTTGCCGCTTTTTCCGCTCCCGCCGACAACGTGCTGGGGGCCGCCGATCGCCACGCCGACGCCGCGGGCGCGCTGCCCTTTGATGCCGCGAACTTGAACGCTCTTCTTCAGGTTCCCCGTCACGTCGGGGAGGAGCCGCTTGTAGTTGCCCATCACCTCGCGCATCGCCACCTTGCAGGCGGCGTTGAGCCGAGGCGTCGCGTCTTCGCCGACCTGGGTGGCGGCGCGGAGCAGAGCCTGGATCAGATCATCCACGCCCTCCAGGCGGATGCTGATGAACCCCTCCGTCTGCTCCCGGCCGGTCTGGCCGGAGGAGAGGATACGAGGCGTCGTGCCTTGAATGGGGACGGCCATGCTAGGTCAACTCCCTCGCCAAAATCTCCGTCGCCTCGCCGCGGGGTGTGACGCTGGCGATCTCCATCGTCCGATTCTTCCAGACTACCCTGTGCGTGTGGGCCACATCGCCTCGTTTACGGATGCGGATGCGGTGCGTCGCGACCACGTTGGCCTGCTGGGCCTGGAGGATGTCCCGGCTCGACAAGCCCTCGACACTGGCCCAGACGGTCGCGGAGGCGCTCCATTCAAGTTTTGTCTCGCCCGAGCGGCCACGCACTTCCGACGGCGACTGGATCGTCACCCGCTCGCGCATCTTGCCGATGTCGAGGGTCATGTGGCTGCGCCTTCGCCGATGAGGATGATTTCGTAGGTCGCGCCCGCGCTGCCGTTGATGTAAATCGTGTCTTCGTTCTGCGGCACCACCGCGCCGCCTGCGGTGGGGTCAGAGAAAAACAGACACCCCCCAGTGGCGATGTTCGTTTCGCCGTAGTTGTTGCCGTCCACGGCGTAGCCTGGGCCTGATGTCCATGCCTCTTGCAGCGACTCCCCCAGCGCCAACTGGATGGACGACTGAGACGTATTCCTGATGTACATCGCCTTTACTGCCGTAAACGACACGCTGCCGCGGTCGTCCGTCAGCGTTCGCAGGGGGATGGTGTCTTGGCCCCCGGCCGGGACCGTCCGCGAGTCGCTCCACACCACCTGGGCTTGGTTCGCGCCGGTGCCGTTGCCGAGCGCGAGCGAGTAGGTCGCCGGCGTGGCCCGCAGGGTCTGCGAGATGTCGCCGCTCGAGGACTCGTGGGCCAGGATGGAGAGCAGAATCTGGGCGTTCAGTGCCATCGGTCTAGGTTCCCATGACGTAGATTTCGTAGGACTGCCCCGCGGTGCCGCCGATTCGCAGGATGCTCCCGCCCGCCGTCGTGCCGAAGCCGTCGCTGTTCGGGCATGAGAGGAGCAGCGTGCCGCCCTCGCGGATCGGGTAGCCGCGGAGTGTCAGGCTGCCCAGGTTGATCATCGGCGAGAAGTTCCACGCGGTGGCGTCCTGGCGGAAGACGCTGAACTGGCTGCCCGTCCAGCCGGCCGACAGGCCGATCTGGTGGCTGGCCGACAGGTTGCGAACGTAGAGCAGCTTCACCGCGTCGATGCCGATGGTCGAGAAATCGACCTCGTCGAAGCCGGAGGCTCCGAACGTCCGCTCGTCGCTCCAGACCTCGGTGCAATCGCCCACGTCCACCGTGAACTGCACCGTGTGGTCTTCGATGGCGCTCGTCAGGCCGCTCTGGGTGAGCCGCCGGGCAGAGACGCCGGCTTGCACCTGGGCCTGGACGGTCATCGGTAGCCCCCCCAGCCGCTGGCTGCCATCAGCGTCTCGAACGTGTGTGGCACCGGGATCACCTGCGAGTACGAGGCGAAGACCGGCTGGCGCATTTCGTACCAGTGGGCCACCAGCAGCAGGGCCGCCTGCTTCAGGATGCCGGGCACGCTGGCTCCCGCGGCCCCGTAGCCGGCCTGCCACTGCACCGTGACGCTGTTCTCGTCGCCTCGCACCGCCGGCCAGACGCCGTTGTAGAGCGGGTAGACGCGGCCTGGGGTGATGTTCGAGTCCACCTGAAAGTGGCCGCTGGCACTCAGGAGCGTCTGGTTGTTCCCGGCCTCGTCGCGGTAGGTGATCGTCACGGCGGCCGGGGCCATCGGCGGGCGGGGCAGGATCAGTTCCCAGAGGGGCAACACGTCA